GACTGAAAACCTATAAGGCTAGTACTACCGTCTTCACCAAGGACAGGTGCGCTAAGAAGAGGATTATTACCCACGGGCGGGCTCGCTAGTTCCCGCAAAGCAAATGAGTAATTTTGAAGAGGATCAGATAACCCAGAACGCGCCATATCAGCCTACCATAGCCGACTCACGGCGCTTTGTCGTGCCCGCCTGAAAGAACCTTTTGGTTACCGCGTATGATCGTGAACTGCTCACAGGCCAGCGTCATCTCCAAGACCGACACGTCACTACTGCTCGCCTCGTAGTCCGGGTTGGGCTTTAGGTCGGTCGGCCAGCAATTCATAAGCCGGATAATCCGTGCAGGCTGGTCGGTCGGACTATCCTGAATATGATAGTGGTAAAGAGCAAGATCACGCCGGTAGCTCACGCCACCGTTGATAATGTCCAGAACCCACTGGTAGAGCGGGCTCTCACCACGGAAGATTCCTTGCGTCAACGACACGTCAGCAACGGTCGGCGGACCAGGAAACTTCTGCTTGAACTTCATGATACCTGTTTTGTATTCAGCAGGGTCAAGCGTAATGTTTGGTAAATTGACCGACATAAAGCCAGCGGCCTTATCAAAAAACGGTTTACTCCCCGCATCAACTGCTGCTAAATCAATGAGGTGAAACCGAAAATTCTGAAATGGGTCAGTCTGAATTCCTCTTGCCATGAATGTCTCCTATCAGGTTCCGGTAGTAACCGTTGTCACAGGCTGCTGAAGACGGAATATAATGAACTCAGCAGGCGTATTGGGTGCAAACCCGACATCTAAGAACACCTTACCCTCTTTCAACGTAGCCTGACTATTATTAGTAGCATCAGCCCTAACGAAATAAGCCTCATTTGACGTGTTACCAGCGAAGAACCCCTGCTCAAAAAGTGAGTCCATATAACCACTCGTCGATTGCTGGACCTGCGTCCAGAGCGTAGGTCCGTTGTTCTCGAACACCTGAATAGTTAAGAGCCGTCTTATACGGAACATAAGAAAATTATGAAGCAAACGTGCGTTGACATATCGCCACCGAGCTTCCAAAGACAGTGTACGAGCGCCCCAAACAGCATAACCAGTCGCAAGTGATCGATAAACCGGGTTGATACGCGCTTGGTAGAGCGTATCTCTATCGGTTTGATTAAGATCAAGCTCAGGACCAACAACACCAGGAGCACTAACAGCCCCGTCAGCGACTCCAGCCGGAGCCTTGCCGATGTTCTTGTTTTCAGCAGTCCGAGCGTAGACCCCGGCCACGAACGGTGTCACAGGCACAGTATCAACCGTGTCGGTGTCCTGCCGCACGAAGCGCACGTTCGGCCAGTAGAATGCTCCGATGCGTTCATCGAAGATACCAGCCTGAGTGGTAAGCACGTACTGAACAACCTGGGCAACTGTAGCCCCATTGCTCATCCCGAGAATCAAGAAACGGTCATCCCGCTCCTTGGCAAATGCCACGAGATCACCCTGCACCAAGGTCGAACCCTCGAAGTCAGGAACGACCAGATTGACGGGTTCCTCGAAACGATCAAGAGCGTAGATACCAAGCTCCGAAGCTTCGATAGCAGGGTCTGAAACATTGGCGCGGCCAACAGCCGTACCATCATTTCCACCTGTTAGATCAAAGCGCGCTTCGGTCGGAAGGTTGCGGTAGGACGCGTAAATGACCGTGGTGACGACCGGTGCCGTCGCGAAGTCCACGTCGAAAGCGCCGGTCGTGTAGTCAATGGTGTTGGTCCCGCCGAGATCAATATCGCCGATCAGGTTGCCGAGTCCGTCGTCGGTCACGACCAAAGCCGTGTCGTGGGTCTCGGTGATCGTTGAAGCCGCGAGGAGTAGGGCTGTCACACCCGTCAAAGCTCCGGTCGCATAGTCGATCGTTCCGCCAGCCGGTAGTTCCGCCGTGACCGGGAATGCCCCTGCGCCATCGTCGGTCTGGGTCTGCGGGCCACCACCGATGTCGATCTCGATTGTTCCGGTTCCTGGGTAGATCCCGAGTGCGGTAGTGATCGGAGTCGTGGCGAGGTCGTGAACGAGCCCACCAACGTCCGTATGAAGAAGGTTGGGGCCGGACGAAACTCCGGTGTCGGCCAGCAGAACCACGGTCAGATCGAGCGCCGGTAAGGCGGCGAGCGTCCCTGTTTGGTTCAGGACGGCAACAGCCGAGGCAACGACAATTTCGAGAAGGATGGTTGCGCCAGCTAATTCTTCCGGCGTGCCGCCAACACCAACGATCACGTCGATCAGTTGGGAAGGGGCGCGGTCGTCGTTGACAACGTCCGGAAAATAACTGGAAGCAGCAGGGTCATCGAACTGGACAGCTTCGTAAACTTCCACTGCCACTTCGATGCTGGCATCAAAAGAAAACGGTTCGAGAACCAACACGTCATAGCGGGTGTAGCTGCCGGTCGTTCGGTCCAGAAAGTTATTATTGCCTCGAATCAACACGGCAAGAGCATCGCCCCACACACCCTCTCCTTGGGCCGTGAAGGTCCAACGCGTTCCAGGCGGTGCGGTTCTCAAAACATCGATTGTCGATGAAATTGCGTCTGATGGCGCAACCCTGACGACGACCAGATCCTGTCCGCCATTGCCGAAGAAGCCACGACTGGACAACGCCATGATGCCGGTGGTGTTAATGTCGCCGAAGCGCCTGGTAAACTCCTCGACACCGTTTACACGTATCGGGTCGTTCGTCGGCCCTTTGTCTGTCCATCCCACCATCGCAAGAATCGCAGGAGACAGAGCAGCAGGGGTAGAGGCTGGAGCAACTTCTAAACCATAAACACCTGCGGAAAGATACTCTTGAACCATCTATCCGACCTTTCCTCAATCACTAGAGTCGAGAATGACAATAATGTCTTCCCCGAGCCCATGATATGTTATTTCTGCCGCGCTGAGCTTACGCAATCGCGGTTGTTTACCACCAGAAAGCCGTCTAACAGACGGATTGCCAGCTAACTCTTTGAACACAGTTCCTGATTTAAGAATCTTCACGTCGCCATTGGTAAATTCAACCATAGTCGATCGTCCTGGTCGGACTTCATACCACTCAGCAGCCATCATTATCCTCCAACGACTCTACAGTCACTTCTGCGAGACCGTCCGCGTATATTCCGCCTGGTCCTGGGTCGACGCCAGGATTATTCGGATCAATAGGTGTGTCAGATGTATCTCCCGTGAAAGAGGGATCAGTAACAGCAACAGCGCCCAACGTAATTTCTCCCTGAATACTAATACTCAAACTATAGCCGACAATACGATCCACCAGCGATGATACTTCAGTGAGATCACTCGTGCCTTCTTGAGAGGCATAGTACTCTCGTTCCACACCCAGCGAATCGAACACGCTAAGTTTACCATGAACCGGGTATCGTGCCATCAGGATCTGTATCAGGACTTGGGCTACATTTCTATATCTGGACCAAACTTCAAACGTATAATTGAGGTCGTAAGGGTATTCTTGAGGCTTGGTCTCATATTCCGTGGCACCTAAGCAATCCCCTATAGATACTGGTGTTGAACCCGCAGCAGAGACTCGATATTGCTCTACAACACCAAACAATCTAGGAGCTTTAGCGTAGTCGTCTCGGTTTATAAGAATAGCTGGAAGATCGAACTCATGAAGGGTCGGTTCCATCTTCTTGTAGATAACCGACGCACGATCTATATGGCACTCCCCGTTATGATCATCGTTGACGTAAACATTGATCGGCAAATAATAACGATTCTTTGCCTCGTCAAGAATCGATCCGATACTCAACAAAACAGCCTTATCCCAATCTCTCAGGTCTAAGTTACCAATTCGTGTCCCATGAGTCCTTGCTGTCACAGGTTATCCCTCATTGCCTTGACGACTTCGGTTGATACCTTACCTACGATTATACCAGCCTTATCCCTCAGATACTTCTTTGCCGGTCCCCAATGAGGAGTAGGTCTGAAAGGCCCAAGCCCGTGTTCAAGCCTAAGAGCCATAAATTTAAGGTCAAAATAGGTTCGCCCATTAAATACAGGAATACCACCGTCCTCTACTATAACACCCGCCTCTTTGAGATCCTTCCTCACCAAGTCTAGCTGAGATATAATTGTCTTTCTCAAAGAATTTGTCTCTGTCAAACCTGAAGGAACCGTCCTCAAGTCAACTGTTGCACCACCTTTTATGGCTGGCAACATGTCGATAGTCCACGGATTATACCTCTTCAATATAGACGCGACCACGCTGTCGCCCTCAACAAAAACAGCAGTCTTATCGGCAGGAAAAGTCTCAAGCTTCGCGACTGTGTCAGCAACCAAAAGAAATTTACCAGGAGGCTCTACTTCAACATGAAGAGAGTCTCGATAAATCTTCGTCCAAGCATCTTTCTTCGGAATTCGACTTTGCACTTCGGTCAAGAGCTTATCGACCAATTCAGTGCCTATAACTACACTAGCAGCGTCGACAGCCTTCTGGACCTTGCGCCGCATTTTAGATAGGTCTGGGATAGTGAATTTGGCCTTGAATGCCAAGAGACGCTCCAACAGAGGCTCACGGCCCCTTCAATGATCCTGTCAGCCACCCTTCTTAGGGCCTTTGCGAACCTTACTGAGAATCTTCTGATACTGCGCGGCTCTGGTCTTCGCCTTCTTTCCTTCACCAGCCGCAGCATCCTTCGCTTCCGGGTCTTCGAGCTTCTTATACTGCGCGGTGCAAATGGCAAACGCCTTACTCACACCCTCCCGGTCAAGGCCGCCAGGAGCTTTCTTTTTGGTTCCCCCGCCATGCAAATATGACGCAACGCACCGTCGAACCCATGCTGGGTTCTGATGCTCTGATTCTGGCGCTGCTGCACCCTCAGTACGAATATCAGCCCGCGCGTTCTCTTGTAGAGCTTGAACCGCTCTACTAAACATAACTGCGCGCGACTCGGCTCTAGCACGCATCAATCGTCTTCAGGAAAAAGGGCTTCGAGGATGGTGTCGATGCGGTCGGAGACGTCTTCCAACGACTCCTGATGTACTGTTATTGGTCGTCCAGCCGAAGCGTACTTAGACATCCTCGCTGGTGGCATCCATTTAGTGAATTGACCATCATCCGAAGTGACAGGATTATACGACCACTTACCTGCGGCTGTACTTGGTGTCGAACGAGGGCCGCCAGATTGAGTCCTCTTAAGCCATGCAGAGGAACTGCCACGCCGCATCTCCTCGGCTTCGTCAGAGACAGATTCAGTAAAAATTCTATCGAAAACACTCATTGTGAGACTCCTTGTTCTTCTTTAGGTGCGCCAATCATAGCATACTACCTTGAAGCACGACTCTCCTGCAAATACTCAACGAGAGACTCGTAAGCCTCGACCTTGGTCACGTAATCCATATCATCAGCTTTACGCCGCCACCGCGAGAAGATCCCTGTACCCACCCGCTTCTGAGCAATCCTCTTTATCCGGTTCCAGATTTTCGCTGCTCCTCTCCGCATAAGGCCACCGGAAGTCCTCACCTTGTTCAACGCTTTGTTCCTCCGATGAGAAATCTGACCCTTGCGAATAACCGCTGGTTTTTTATGAGCACGGCTCAGTCTAGCCGACATTGCGTGCATTTTCCGAGACTGTTTTATCCTCTGGCTAGTAGACCATGCGCGTCCTTCGCCTAAGCTTTGAAGAGGTGTTCTACTAAGATCCATCTGTATCCTCCGGCACCGGTGTTCCATACCCAGGTAAGACTTTCCTGGATGCGATGAACTTACCAGTCTGTGTTAATTCAAAACTATAAACAGCAAAAAACCCTGTCCCGCCTAACCGACTCTCGTCTCGCGATACATCGTTTGCTTCAAAGTATCCATCTAGTAACTCAGTAAATTGTATCACGTCGCCTTGTCTTGGGCGCAACGGACGATTCAAATAAGAATTCTGGCCGCACTCGTCCGCGATCACCCGTGCAAGGTGAAAGGTAAGGGTGCGATTGTATATCGTTCCGCGCTCATCCGGCTGCTCGTCTGAGCCAGGGGTGAACGCGACTCCACGAACTGCAATAGGTTCACCGTAAGCCCACGCAGGCTCAATTTCCCGCACGACAGAATCAACGCGACGGCGCACGACCGATGCTTCACCATAAAGAGGGTCGCCGGAATGTCGTCGAACGTCAAAAGGACCAAGATCCGGCTTGTCGGCCAGAGGCTTGATCCCATCAGTGCGTTTAGACTGATCTAGCAGGGGATAGTAGAGACAGTTTATTCCCCGAACCCGCGTTACATCCCGGTTGATCCGGTCGATGTAATTTTTACCTGCGGGTCCGAAGAACGTATCCCTGAAACCAGGGACTTGGTTGATCTCAGGCACGGGTCAGCCCCTTGTGAGGGACTGCAATCAGCCCTCGTCGCTGTAATCCAGAAATTCGTCGATCTCAGCAAGTGCTTCAGCAGACTCTACGATCTCATCGTAATCTTCGGCGTCAGGCATAGAAATCAATGCCTGAAGAGCTTCTTGGATAGCGTTGCGGGCGTAGTCAACGTGCTCAAGAGGATGCGTTTCCGCGCCTTCCATGAGCCGCGCCATGAACAGTTCCGACGCCTCGGCGAAAGCCGGGTTGTAGGCCGCCGCTGCCTGCGCCGACTTCTTGGCCTTGCGTCCACCAACACCGGCAGCCGCAGCTTTCGCTTTCCTAGCTGCTTTGATGTTCACTTTACCTTTGCCTTTAATCAGGTTCAGAAGGTGCTTCTTCGCGGCGCTTGGAGATGCCATCGGTAGCGAGTTCGCACGGGTCTTGCCGGTGCGAGCCAGGACGCGATCGGGACTCGGCCCTTTGGCCCAAGCGACCGCACGGTAACCTTTTGTCTTATTGGACGTGTATATCTTGCCGCTGCCCGAGGTCCGGCCCGCTTTCTTGGAGGTGTCCGATGGCTCGCCGCCATCCATCTTGGCCTTGCGGAGGCCACGCCCCCAAGACATCGACGTTGCGTCGTCCTTCTGTGAGAACTTACCAAGCTCGTCGTGGTAGGGGTTCGGCGTCCTCTTACCCTGATGCTTGCCGTCAGCGGCGAGGGGAGCACCGTGCCATTGGCCGCCTTTGATGAGGGTTTTCTGGTAGCCCTGAACATTCGCCAAGTTGTTGTCGAACGAGCCGATCTTCTCGGTGAGAGCTTCCTCGAATAGTTGTCGCAGAGTGCTCATGTCTTCTCCTTGATGACCCCTGCTTCGAGGTCTTCTTTTAATTGTGATAGCACGGAGTTCAGATATTTTACAGCACTCCGTGCGCGTTTCAAACGATCTCGTTCTGATTTAGTGCGAGGCTTCTTCAACAATCTTTGCTTTGCTTCGCCTTCAACAGTCAAATCCAAGACGCCTTGAACACTATCCGGTCTCTTCAAAGCCTTATTATCCACAAGAGACGCACCGATGATGTTGAAAGCCTTGATAAACTGCTCACTGCTTACCCCTGGTATATATGCTTTTTCAGATTTTCCGTTTTCTCTCCAGATCAATGACGCGATTCCACGCTTCATGTAGTACGGCATCGACTCAGGGTCGCGAATTGCGGCCCAAGCGTTAAGACCATACAACGGTTCAAGTGTCTTCGGCATTGCTTAACCCAAACATACGCTGCGAAGACGCGAGATGATCGAGCGAAGCTCTTGCTCATGCTCACCATAGCTGGGACTCATCATCATGGCTTGAAGTTCTTCAACAGCATCGCAGACATCTTTGCGCCACGGCTTGCGTCCAGCAAACAACATCGATCCAACCTTATGCACCGGCGAGCCTTCGCCCTTGTTCCAATGCTGAAGCTCAGCGCCGAGCTTGTGATAGTCATGACCTTCTGCGAGAGAGCGCGCAGAGCGTCCATCGGAATACTCCGCAGGAAGAGTCAACGTGGTCTCATTAAGCAACCCATAGGCTCCTATGGCCTTGTCCACCGCGTCGATATTCTCCGTTGTAAGACCCTCGCCGAGCAGATAGCCCATACTCAGATCGCCCTCGGCGCTTTCGTTGCGGCCCCGTAGTGCTTTTTTGATCTTCGCTGATGAATAGCCATGCATCTTGAGATATTTCGCCGCTTCTTCGTATGAATAAACACCTTTTTCATACTGACCCTTGACCTTCGCTTCGCTTGGCAAACGCGAGCGAAGCATCCCCATCAGATCTTTGCCTTCCACCATGCCGCCTGGGGCTAGCTTCTTGACTGCGCGGTGAACCGTCTGGCCTGATCGTGATCCAAGGTCGTGGAGCGCAATCATGCCGTTGTCACGGCGCGTAGCGGCTCCTTTGCCACCCATCCCGTTGATGTCGAGAGACCTGCCGTTGGTTGAGAGCTTGTTGCTGCTCAACGCCTGCCCGTTAAGAAATGCCCGAATTACTTTCTTATCAGATTGATTGAGCCGAAGATCCTCGTTCAACACAGTCTCGTCAAAGTAAATATCTTCTCCAACACCCATGAACTTCTTACCGGTGATTTTCGCAATCTTCCCTGCGACTTTACTAGCCCGATTACTAAAGTCCCGCTCTTCATCAGGGTCTCCATACCTATCAGCAACATCCATTGCGGCACCTCTCAAGGAGTTGTATTCTTTCTCCAATTTCTTCACCGTATCCTCCGTTGAAGCGCATCTCCACTTACCAAAAGTCATTGTAGGTTTATCACCATGTTCGCAGTCCGGCTTCTGGGAATCACGAGTCTTCTTGAGCTTCTCACCCGCTCCTTTACCTTTCATGGTTTTCTCACGTCCTCCTTTTACTTTGCCATGATAAGCACCGGCAGCTTTGCCTGCAATTTTCTGGAACGCCCCTTCTAACACAACCTCATCGAAGTAAGATGGGTTGTAAGCGGCGGCGGGTCTTATACTCATCCGACCGCTTTTATTTACTTCACCTATACGACCACCCTTACTGGACTTTCTACTTGCAAGGCGGCTCTTGATTTTCTTGACTTCGGCGGCGCGCTTGTCTTTCCTGCGCTCGCCCTTACTTTTGAAAGGCTTATCGTGGCAATAAGGATGCCCAAAGACTTTTCTTATCGAGCCTTTGCAATTTTTGAGTTTATCGTGCAGCTTCTTTTTGCCGCCTCGGCTCATCTTGGTGCCACCGGCTGCTGAACCAGCTTTCTTGTTACGCGCGTGTTTGCGTTCTTTTTCCTGGCGTTTAGCGTGAGCTTTCGCTTGCTTATATTCTTTTGCTCTCTCGCCTTTATCGTGCTTCGCGCCCGATTCCTTAGCCCCTTTCCACATGCTTTTGGCTTTAGACGCTAAAGCTTTGAGCTTCGAGAAAAACTCCTCCAAAACCTCCTCATAGAGGTCTTCGTCGTGTCCGTATTCGTATTCAATATCGTCTATAGCTTCGAGGAACTGGTCGAGATCTGACTCATCCATTGACTCTACGATATCGAAGATAGCTAATGTCTCTTCGTCCAACACAGCCTCGTCAAAGTAAGCTGGGTCGTAGGCCACGCTTGGAAGGTCATCCCACTCGGCCTTCTTGCGCCGCAACTCGGCAGCCTTCTCAGCGGCCCTGGCCCCAGCACCATACTTGCTATTCGGGTCTCTCTTCGCCTTGTCGTGCTTATCCTTCGCAATCTTCACGAGCTTACCGAACACCCATTTGAAACCGTCTTTGACCTTGCCCTCGTCGAGTGACTCGTATTTGGCCTTGCCCGCCATGTCAATCAGGTCTTGCATCGCCTGACCGGCATCGTCCTTGTAGGTCTTGGATGTCCGCATGTGAGTCGCCTGCCCGCCGTTGCCCTGGATCACCGCACGTAGGTAGCCCGTGTAGCCGATTGGCCGCTTGGCATCGGTGGCCTTCTTCAGAAGCACCTTGGCCGCCGCCTTGAAGTTGACAGCCTCGTCGATGTATTCCGGGGCGTCCTCACCGTAGTATTCGCGGTCGTTCTCGTCGATCCAGACTGATTCCTCTTTTTTACGTCTCTTCTTACGATTCGCTGCTTTCAGGCCAGCAGCAGTTTTAGCCATCATCTTCTTATACTTTGGTGACTTCATCCATTTCTTAGTGCGGCGAATCCTCTCGGCCATTAAGAATTTGTGGTCACTCCCAGCATCAGAAACATTATTATTGGGGATTTTTGATAACCACTTTCTAAAACCCAGATCACTCGTCTTCTCTGGGTTAAAATGAACATCACCAAAGTATTTATTTTTAAGCTCCTTAGCAATCTTATTATGCCTATCTTCCAACGGATCTAACATTACAAAAGGCGGTGATGACTCTTCAAGGTGATCAACTGCGCCGTAGTATTCACAGTCGTCTCCGTCGATCCAGACAGACTCGTCGACGTTGCCTGAGCCATGTTCGTCCTCAAACTCGTCAACGAACGCGTTGGCGACTTCGGTGCGGGCGCTGCGCGGGAAGATGTCCTTCGGGCGAGAGCCGGGTGATCCGTGTTCTTTGGTGTAGGTCCGAGCGCCGTTGTCGACCGCGTGCATCATGCCTTTGACAGCCAGAGAGCGGCTGTAATTGCCCTTCGCCTTCTTCTTGGCGAGGTTCTTGAAGATCGCCTGCTTCTGCCTGTATGGTCCACGGTCGTTGTTATTGATGTAAAGCTCAAGCTCGCGGGCTTCATGCGACTGCTTACCTTCACTCAACATGTCAATAGTGTCACACAAGTCCTCATAATCTGCTTCTAGTTCAGAGCCCTCTTCAAGAACATCGAGCCTATCAATACACTCCTCAAGCTCCCGCTCGCAATCCTCTACGAGAGCCATAAAGGTCGCGTAGATGTCTTCGCCGAGATACTCCAGGTCGCGCATCAACTGCCACTCGAAGAGCCGGAGCTTTTTCTTCTTGTCACCAAGCCAGATCTTCGCTGCGGCCTTGTCTGCTCTGCCGACGTTACTCGCCAGCAATTGATAAGCGAGGGAGAGACCGCGAATGAAATGAGCTTTATTCATTACACGCTCATCACGATTCTTTGGAGATCTACCACTCTTATCTGAAAATGGATAAGCTTTCGACATCTTGCCGAAGAACTTTCCGCCTATTTGCGCCGCTTTCTTAGAGGTAAGAGGACCGCGCTTCTTCAGTGGCTTACCGCGCTTTCCCATCCTCACAGGCTTCGCTTTGGATACTGCATCCATAAGCCAACTGTAAAGCTTTGTACCCACCGCACGTTCTAATCGTGCTTTGGTCGATTTAGGGCCTCCTGCAAGGCGCTTCAGAGCTTTGCTTAGACTCATGTAGCCAAAACCTCGCTTCGACGGTCCTTTATAACGCGCCTTACCGGGTTTGGTTGACATTGTTCTTTTTGCCAGCGGAGACTTGGCCGACTTAGCTCTTGGAGCCTGAGCTTTATTAGCATGATCGTGGGCTATTTGGGGAAGCGTAAGCTCCATGAATTTGCGCTTAAAAGGGTCTCTGGTATCCGGCCCTTCCATTCCCGCTGCCTTCAAGTAAGCATCAAGATCTCCGCGTGCCGCAGCCCTCACCATTTCTGGGGTCTGACGTCGCTCAAACCCACGGTATTCTGTCAACGATCGCAGGGCGTCGTCCATCCCGTTGATTTCTTCCTCGTTAATCTGATTCATCATATGCTCAAAATTGAGTGAATTATAATCAGAACGGAAAAGCGGTGTTTGCTTCATTGTTTCAATCCTTTAGTCACAGACTGATGAAGTATATCATGTCAGCCAAGAACAATAGGTGTACTACGCAGTCTGTTAAGCACTTGAATCTCTAATTTTTCTTTACGCTGCAACGAATCAGCAACAAGTGCTTCCCCGTTCATCCCTCTATCTCCGCCAACAGTCGGATAAGAATCGTATTTACGTCGGATCTCTCCAAGCGTCTCCATCGCTTCAGCAATAGCCCAGCGAAGGTATAAATCCTCTGTCTCTGGATCGAAATCACGAGGGTCTACATTGCTAGTGAACACCTCTACAATGATATCACCTTCGATGGTCGAGGCAGGAGCAATTACAAGCTCTCGTGATCCGGGCCGCCAATCCCACTCGGGATCTGCCCCCCAGATACGACCAATCGTTTCCAAAAACTGAAGACGCTGAACAAGATCTGAGTAAGGATACGGGGACATCGAGTAGTTGGTGTTCGAGCCCGCTCCGTAAGTGTTCCCAGCATACCAAGAACCGAACATGAAGCCGTAGGCGTAGGAGAAGTCATCAGTACCAAGACCGATGCCCTGAAAAGCGCGAGACGTTGTTCTCACATTCAAAACTTCGATAGCAAATTGAGGCAAGATGTAATCAGTCTTACCCTGTATTCCTTGAAGTCGGACGAATGCTTTCTGACCCGCACGAAACGCAAACCAACGATTTGTATCTTTAATGATATCGCTCATATGCTCATCAGTAAGCTCAACGTCTTCAATCCCGCCGCCTAGCTTGCGAATGACATATGCTTTCACTTCTTCGGTTGTCATGCCCATAGGGTCAACCCTTCACCATTATCAATCTTCGTAAGAATCCCAGCCATTTAACCAATCTGACTTGAACTCCCGAGGAACACCCGTTGGCCGCCTGGGCTTTCTTTTCTTCGCAGCTTCAAATCCTTTATGGAACCACTTGAACCAAGCCTCGTCCTCGTCCCCTACAACATAAGGTTTCGTCTCCGACAACAACTCCAGTTTCGCTCTATCTAACATCATTGTCAATTACCTCCTGCGTAAAACAGCGATAGCCTTTGCAATGCATCGCAAAGCCTGATTTACCGCGTCAATCTTTCTCTTTGGACTGTTAATACCGATTAGATAACCCTGGCTGTTCACCAGTTGTCCCTGGGCCTGTATCAGCGCAGTCAACCCTGCTGACTCCTCTAGTCTACCTTCAATCAGCAAAAGCGGTGTTCTCTCCATCAACCCTCCAGAAACACAAGAAGGCGCGACGACAATCGCCGCCACGCCTCCGTGAGTTTATTGCCAATCGTCAAGACGATCAGTTAGTCATGTTGTCGGCGTCGACAATTGAGAAGAACTCAGGTCTAACCAATGTCACCTTGTGACGGGTCCGCACGGCACGACGAATCGTGAAGTCGTTCGGATCAACGAACGGAGGAGTGATCTCCATTGGGATATATGGACTGTAGATGATCCCGGTGTCGAGAATCGAGGAGCCCTGGTGACCCATAAGGATCTTGTCGGCTGGGAACTGCGGGTCAATGTAGACAACCCACTGACGATTCAGAACGCCGCCCCGGACGATTCCGCCCTGGTAGACATGGCCTTCATCGACAGCCTGGAAGCCGTCCATCGTGTTAAGCAACGCAGCGAATTCGCTTGAAGTCACGGCCCAGTTCGCAGCGCCTTGTTGGGTGCGACGGTGAATAAACTGGCTGGCGCGACTCATTTGAATCGTGAGTGACTTGAGGTGTTAGATC